GAAAAAAAGGCGATCCTGGTTATGGAACTGGAATAGGTGGAAATGCAAAAGATTTTGCTGGACCTAATGCACAGCGATTTCTTCCAAAATTTTATAAACCGGGTCAAAGTTTGCCTGAAAATTATGTGCCACAAATAGGAGATGTTATTGCATCTAGTGGTGGTAATAAAGGATTAGGTCATATTCAAATTTGGAATGGAGAACAATGGGTAAGTGATTTTAAGCAAGGAAAAAATTGGGCCAGCCATCTAGCTAAAGGATATGATAATTCTACATTATATCGAGCCAACGACTTTGCTTTAAGTAGAATAAATCCAAAATTAGCAGAAAGAATGGGTCCAGATGCTCAAAGAGTGGTAGAAGAAGCCAGATCAAGAATACAGCCAACAGAAGTCAGTTCAGCCACAAATGCGGCTGAACTTTCTAATCCTTCACAGCAGGCACAAACGGCCACACCAGCGTCTGCTACACCTAAATCAGATATACAAGCACCACTTGAACAGGGATTACAACCTAAAAAACAAGAATCTCCAAAACCGGTAACCTATAATGTAAATCGTGCTGAGATGAGAAAAGTTGCATCGCGCTATGCTGCTGAAAGTAATTTTGGTCTCGTTGCCTCAGGTGCAATCGATAGTGGCATAATCTCTGATAAAACAATAATGGAAAATCTTGAGAAGCGTATACCTGGAGTCAAGGCCTCTTATGATGAGGCCGGAAATGTAACAAAGATAACAGTCGAAGACTCAAAGTTTGCTGAAAAATTCGATAAAGAAAATCCAGGAGTCATTTCGGCTGCACAAGAGCATGAAGATGGTGGCACCGTTCCCACCGATTCTCTGGCTGTTCCAAATACCCAATCAGGGCAAGAAGATACTGCATTGGTCAATAAAGAAGGTCAGGTTACAGATACAGTTAGCAGTTCAGAAAGATTAATACCTGGTCCTGTTGAAACGAGGGTGGAACCCGAAAGACTCCGTGGATCGTCAGAGAACCTCAAACAGGAAAGAAATGCAGATATAGATCAAATCAGAGAAGAACTAAATGCTCTGAAAGAAATGAGACAAACACAAGATAATCTGACACAACAGGCCTATTCGGCCGAACCAACAATATCTCAGATTGAGCAAATGGTTCCTACAGATGCCGTTCTCAATTCATCTCTGGGTAGATATACAGAAAGAATATATTTTGCAGAACAGGGCCGTCATTTTAGCGGAAAATCAGCCAACTTCCATTCTAATGGATAAAAAAAGAGGGAGGAGTCCGCGTTAGACCCCTCCCTCTCTGCGCGACTAAGGAAACGAAACCAAAACTTAGTCGTCAGCAAGAGCCTTGAATGCCTTCAGGTCTTCATCATCATCAACCGAGAAGTCAGCATCATTCACGGACGGCTGCTTACTAGCCGCCTTGAAGACATCCTCACGCTCTACCTTCTGTGGCTTGGAGCTTTCCACAGAAACTGGTTCACCCAGAACCTCATCAAGCCTCCGCTTCAGTTCATCATATGACTTGAATGATGAAGGATCGACGAACTCCTTGAGTGAATACTCTCTCTTCCAGATAGCCTCAAGTTCACTATCATCTCCAGATAGTGGGCCTGGATTATCAAACATGGACTGGTCATAGTTTGGATAACCATCGACTGTGCGGATACGAAGCTTGAGGCTGGCACCCTTCCACAGATCAAATGGATTGAGTGGCTTATCACCATCAAACTCAGGATTCATGGCCAGAGTGATCTTGTCAAAAATCTTCTTGCCATACTTGAAGAGAAACACCTTGCCCTCGTTCTCAGGATGCTTGGAATCCGAGACGACATAGATGTTGGAGATATAGTGGAGTCTCCGCTTCTGATTACGGGCCTGCTTACGGGCTGGCGAGTTATCATCAGCAGAAGAGTTCCAGAGTTGGCTATTGTAGTCAGAAACAGGGTCCTTCATCTTGGGGAAAGTGGTCAGCGACTTCTCGATATACCACTTGCCAGATGGGCCCTTGAAACCATGATCAAAGTAACGAACCCAAGGAAGCGCATCATCACCATCAACAGCAGCCGCAGGAAGGAAACGAATAACGGCTGAACCGTTACCGGCCTTATCGCGCTCCAGCTTCCAGAAGCGGGTATCTTCCTTGTTATTCTCGGTTGCGGGGGCGTTGATCTTTTCGATTTCCTTGGTCAGACGATCAAGGGCACTTGAGGACTTCTTGAGTGTAGCAAAGTTTGACATTGTATGTTCTCCGTATGTTTTGTATATCAGCGTATGTTTGAGTATAATAACAGAAGATTCTCCTTCTGTCAAGTTTATTTAGTGGCATTTATTTTATCTTTTAGAATATTTTTTATCTTACTCCTATCATATTCTAAAAAGTTCTGTACTTTAAGGCAAAGCAATCTAATCTTGGACCAGAGTATATCATCCTTGCCTAGTTTCTGATCGAACTTATCAGAAAATCCTATAAATGAGTTGAGTATGGCCATAGTTTCAATAGAGATTTCATTATTGAGATATAGATTAATTATCTCAGGATATTGCCCACCATTATTCCGAAATAGTGACTGTACATTTTCAACTTTGGACAAGGCCTTGCTCAACTCATTATCAAAATTATATGTTATGGCCTGCTTGCGTTTCATATAAGACATATAATCATCTTTCGCTTCTTCTTCAAGAAAGTCACGAATCCAAACCTTGCCTTTTATAAAGTTAGCCACAAAAAAATCAAGTATGACGCTTTCATCATATTCACGGCATATTCTTTGATAGAGGAATCTATCCTTACTCATACTAAAAGAATTTTTGGATATATTCTTGATCTTGCCTTTATACTTGAAATAATCATATTTTTCCTGCGTGAAATGATTTTTCAAGGAAAGAAAAAGAACATATGTGTCGTAAGCAGATAGTCTCATATAGGAAGTTTATTTGTCTTGGGCTTTGGTAAGAAGTTTAGATTTTCTGCTTCAATCTTGATCTTTGATTTGAGGGCATTAGATATCAACTTGGCGGCCTGTTCTACTTCAAATCCTGTGCTTTCACAATACAGAACTATAGCCTCCATATATGATATTTCTTTTGTTTTAGCCAGAGTTTCTATTTCTATTGAGAACTTATTGATTTCATCTTTTGTTGACATATTATTTCCATAATAAAGATGGACCGCACGGGTTGGTCCAAATGTTGTCTGGCATCACGACCCTCTTTTGGGTATCCAGATCAACCACCAATATTACTTGCCTGTAACCTTATTCCAAAGAGTCTTGACAAACTGTGGCTGTGGTAGAACATTCCATCCGACAACAAGACCAGCAGCAAAAGCAACCATTACATTAAATGTAATAAATGATAGCATTTTTATTTCCTTTCTAAGTAAGTGAAGGGATTTTTGTGTCAGGTTCCCTTCGAACCCCGTGAGAGCAGCCCATTCCACGTTTCGCTTCAGCGGAGGCGGAAGTAATCATGTGGATCCGCCAGTAATATTTAGTGGAGGTTTCTGTTGCCAGGCACCTCCGAACCCCGACTAGCCTTAAGCGGCTAGTGCATATGCCTTTTGATTATCGTTGGCAGTTATACGATTGGCCTTTAGGTAGCCACTCCGTAGTCTCCACTTTACCTTCCGTACCAGTCGATCCTATTTCGCCCCCGCCAAAAACCAGCCCATTTAGTTTAGACTCCATCAACGGCATAAAGCTAATATACCAACGGTATAACATTGCCAGAGTGTAGACTGGTCTTTGGTGGAGGCGGCGGGTACCGCCCCCGCGTCCTGAATACATATTATAAGCTTCATCGACTACAAATATATTTATAGCATACTATATTATATCTGTCAACCAATTTCAACATTATCTAAATTAAAAATTTCACTTTTTGATTCAATCAATGCTTTAAATCCAGATGGGCTATCTTTTTTATAGATTATACGAATTGGTCCCTTAGAAGACCAATGTGTGCATCTATAAATTTTTTTATCCTTTTGTTTAATAATACACGCTGGGTTTACTTTTTTATTAAAAGAATTGTTGTTATTCAATATAGCAGTAGTATCAATTATTACTGTGTTCTCCCAAGGAGTTGTATCTTGTATTTCGTCCAACTGTGGTGTTTTATAAGTTTTTATTCTCGCCTTTGTTATTAACCATAGAGACTTCTTATCAAATAGGTGTTTTGTGTATTGATTGACACCAAACTGACTTTGAGTCCATTCTTCATCTATTACGACTGCATCTGCACTGGTTAAGATAACATTATGTTCTGTGATTAAATTAATTGTAATGTGGTTCTGATCATTTTTTACGTTTATCGGAGCCTTTAATGATATCTCCTTCTTTATACCATATTCAAAATATTTTGGATCGGGTAATGGTTGAAAATCTAATCGATTATCCATTTTCCAAGCCAGCTTCAAACAGCTTGGCTTCGGCATCACGACGATCCTGAAGACCACGGACATTTGGCCATAGACGCTTCATCTCACGGAAACAATCTGGAATCTGGTCGAATGTTTCATTCGCCATATTCTCCTTAATCTCACGCATTTCCTTATAGCGATCACCGTCCTTAGAGAATGATGCACCACGATTATAAGCAAGTGATACAAGAGCGCCAAACGAATCCTCAGAAAGTTTATCTGTATTTGGAAGAGCCTTCTTGACCTTGGCTGACCAGTCTGGCATGTCGATGTTCTCAAATACATCATATGCTGCTTCCCATGGAATATCAATCTCTTCACGAGCCGCAGCAAGTTCAGCATGAGCGTGTTCGCCAGTAAGACCGGCATACTTGATTAGAGCGTCAATCATGTCGTCACTAATCTTACCTGTCCAATCGTTGCGGAGCTTGGCCTCGTTGGCAAATCCAAGATCATACCCAACGGCGATTGTAATAC